CGGGTCTTTAGCTCGCTAACGCGAGCTCCCTTCCATATGGGCGCATCGCCCCTCGTAAGAGGTGCCTATGGCATTTTGGAAAGTGTTGAAGGATATACTGTATGCCGCGACAATCATCGGCCCCTGGCTCCGTTACAAACAGAGAAAGAGGGCGAAGGCTGAAGTGGTACGTCAGTATGTATCCTCGTTGGATAAAAAGCTCGGTAACTCGGTCTCGCAGAAATGAGAGACTGGGATACTTGGCAATTTATCCTCGACTTATTCACGAAGCTTCTGGAGATTTTTCCAGCACTTGGTTTATAAGTAAAAGGATAGGTCCTTCAGATAGAGGACGGGGGGGTCGTTAGACCTCCCCGTTTCTATTCCCGTGACGGATTTACTGCTTATTTGCTCTTGAGCAGTGGAGTGAGCCAGGTAAGAGCAACTACCTAGCAAGCTCTAAGGAGTTCCAACAATTGGGAACAAAGGATAGATCTGCACCAGTTGGCTTCCGTTTCACCTACAAAGACGGATATAACGGTCAACCCGACGGGACTAAGTCCAAAGTTTGGACTTATACTCGAACGAGGACCGGTACAAAAGTCGATGATTGGCGAGGGAAGATTAGCAGGTGCGAGAATGCTACGAGTGCCCTAACAGGCACAGTTATCACTCTCGTTAGTTCTACTCCGATGATTGCCTCTGCCAGATACCGAATTAACCCCTTCGGGAGTTACTTCGATCAGCAGTGTTCTGGTCATGTAATCGGTAAGTATACCGACCCCAATCCAGCTTGGTTGGACTTTTCATCAAGAGCTAATGCCCAAGCATCCAGCAAGTTTCTCAAAGAAGTTCGAGATGCTGAGTCAAAATTTTCAGGACTCATCTTCCTCGGCGAACTGCGCGAGACTCTAAGGATGTTGCGTCGACCAGCTGAAGGGCTTCAGGAGCTGATTCGTGAATATCTCAATAAGCTATCCTCCCGAAAGGGAAGAAAGGGTAGACGGTTGAGTACAAACGAATTAACTCGCGCTGCCTCACAGCTGTGGCTTGAGTACGCGTTCGGATGGTTACCCCTAATCAATGATATCCAAGACGCCAAAGAGGCCTATGATGCTCTTTTCCGTAAGGAAAGGCAGTATCATATAACCGGAGGCGGCAAAGATTTCATTCGACGTAAAGGTAACCTGTATTCCGATAGTGTCCTCGAACCTCCCGCTAGCGGATGGTCGATAGTCTGGGAAGACTACATTGACCAAACCGAGATCGTCAGGTATAGAGGCGTTGTGCGTGCTTTTGCCGTTACGACCGCGCAGGATAGGACAAAGCTCTTCGGGTTTACTCCTGGAGACTTTATTCCTACTGCATGGGAACTTCTCCCATGGTCGTTTCTTATCGACTATTTTGCCAATATTGGCGATATACTCGAAGCTGCAGTGACAGACACTTCCAAGGTAGTTTGGGTTTCTAAATCTACCATACAGCAGATGGATATCTACAGAGGTGGTTACGTTCGCCACCCTGGAGATACTGTCGGCTACGGAAATGTTTTGTCATATTCGAGTAGCAAGGGCAATGTAAGGATACGCAAGCGGACGATAAGTCGAACACCTAACGCCGGGTTTGTTATGCCCGAGTTAGTGTTCCGCCTACCCCATTCCGACGGTAAGCTACTAAATATCGTAGCCCTGTTAGAACAGATTAGGCAGAGCTTGCATCATCAAAACCCTATCAGCCGTAACTGGCATCGATAGATTCTCCTTCTTCAAGAGGTATTACATGAGCATTTCGCTCTCGAGCCCCATTACTGGGGCGGCACAGACCGGCTTTACGTCACCCACTTACACGCTGTTGCTGGACACTGCTCCCGACGTCAATGGGAAACAGTGGGCAGTTTCAGCGCTCGGTGGAACTCAAGCGGGCGTCACTACGCATACGGTGGCGGCTCCTTTTACGATCACGTTTACTCGTCCGAAGGTTTTCCGCGTTCTGGGAAAACCGAATCCGACGACGGGCCTGATCAAAGAGGTGCCGATGAACACCTACACGGTCCTCACCCGCAAGGGTGTTCTTCCGTTAGCGGGCCAGCCGTACGTCAACTGCATGATCAAGACGACAATCTCGATCCCTGCAGGAGCCGATACAGCCGACGCCGCGAATCTGCGTGCAGCCCTGTCTGCTCACTTCGGAGCCGTCAGCCAGCAGTCCGCTGGCCAAGGCGATACCGTCGTGAGCGGGATCATCTAGTCTTAAGGTGATCCCACCAGGTCTACTACTCGCAGTGGTAGTCTTGTTCATATGCATCTTGGAGCTTCTGCTATGCGTATTAACGCTGGTGACGTTGCTTCACTGCTTCTCGCTGATCTGCAAACGGCTGGCTGGAATGGAGTTAACAACTCCTATCCAGACCAAACCATTCGGCAATTCGCAATGTCCCATCTTACTAAGAGTATTACCAAGAAGTTCCTTTTGGAACCCTCGGGTACTACTCCGGAAGGTGATGACAAGGCGTTAGCCCTCTTTCTTAAAGTGAACGAGGGATGCCGTGGGTTTCAACTAGATGCAGCTAGCCGACCGAGCTGGGTTCGAACCGCTATAGGGGAAGCTAAAGCTTTCCTATATAGATTTTCGTTCCCGCCCTGTGGTGAACCCAAAGACGAAGGTCCTTGGGGTAGCCACGAGCGCGACCTCTTAACAAATAGCGAAATTGCTATGAGTTTTGGGGTCGGGCCCGGGAGCAACCTTGGCGCACCCGAGACAGACTTCTATTCGAAGTTTGCCTTGAGCGACATGGCTGCTAGTAGTTCTGCATTGCACAGTTTATACGTGCAAGCTATCCGACATAACCCAACGTGGCTCGAAATGGAATCATCACGAGCGAAACGTTTCGGTTACACGGTAGCAGAGAGCAGTCGTCTGTGTTTTGTTCCGAAAACCTCGGAAATAAGCCGCACGATATGCACCGAGCCCGTTCTGAATACTATTTTTCAGAAAGGTATAGCATCTATTCTTGAAACCCGCCTCCGTCAGGTTATAGGAATCAACCTGAAGGATCAGCAGTTTCGTAATAGAAGGCTTGCTCGTGTGGGATCACTCTCTGGAAAGTTCGGTACTATAGACCTTTCCTCTGCGAGTGATTCTATGTCTCTATCTCTCGTCCGCGAGTTCTTCCCAGTACCTGTGGTAAGGTGGCTGGAGAGGACAAGCTGTCGTTCTACCGTCCTTCCAGATGGTAGAAAGATAGAGCTGCATATGATCTCTTCGATGGGAAATGCTTTTACGTTCCCGTTGCAGACGATCTTTTTTGCTGCTTTAGTCTACGGCGCGTATAAGGCGATCGGAATTCCTTTCGATCGTCCTAATAAGCGTGCAGACGGTAATTTCGCCGTTTTCGGGGACGATATCATCGTCAAGAGCGAGGCTTACGACCTTGTTTGCGAGTTGTTATCTATCTCCGGATTTACTGTTAACGTAGACAAGTCCTTTAACACGGGACTTTTCCGTGAGTCCTGCGGCTCTGATTTTTATCAGGGTCATAATGTCCGCGGAGTTTACATTCGTAAACTTGCTGACAGGCAGGATTGCTACAGTGCCATCAATCGACTGAATAGATGGTCTGCATGCCATCGTGTCCCTTTACCCCGGCTGGTGTCGTACTTATCTTCACGGTGTCGGTTTCTTCCGATACCGTTTGATGAGGACGACTCAGCTGGTATTAAGGTTCCCTTTGGCTTCATATTTCCAAAGAAGCGAGGTAAGATCCACGGTACATTTCAGTACCGTGCTCTTGTCCCAATTCCAAGGTCATATGATGTAGACGCTTCTACCAGCGAGCGAAAGAACAAACCTCGAGGATTTTTTGAAAATCCAAGTGGTCAGTTAATAGCTCTATTGGCGGGTAGCGTTCGGAACGGTCGTGTTGGATTAAGATCAAACCAACGTTCGACCGTCCTTAAGAGGAAATATACTCCACGATGGGATTATATTCCCTCTGACCAGGTAGTAATACCTGGATTCGACGTGGTATGGAAGTATTACGTCGAGGTTAATCTTATGTAAAGGTTAACCGCACCTCC